TTTGGGGGTCGTTGCGTAAACTATTTGGCGGTAGTCCCAAGCCTGAAACTGCAAAGTCTGTGGCAAAGGCTAAAAAGTCTGACTATGTTGCTGTTGACGAAACTCAAGTCAAAGCTGAAATCGTTAAGAACCTAACAGAGTTCTTCAAGTTACAGGAACAGTTAGAAGCGCACATCAGGGAGTCAGAGGAGAAGGCTAGGACTGTAGTTTTCTCTGATGATGTGAACTTGATGGAAGAAGCCCTAAACAGGGTTTTGGCACAGCAAGAGATGGAAAGGTTGGTAGTTCAGATCAGAGAGTGCATGGTCTATCAATCTCCACCTGAGATGGGTGCTTTGTATTCAGAAGTGTTCAGCATGAGAGACATCATTGCTGCGGAGCAAGCAAAAGCAAGGAAGATGCGGGATGCAGAATCATGGCTACGAAAGGAAAGGGAGCGACTCCTAGCAGAAAAACAAGCATACCTGTTGGTAGCTTTCCTATTCCTAATATACCTATGGATGGTAATAGGTCTGGTAAGCAAGATTGGGAGAACGTAGTGGGATGGATTGCTGCTTGTGTTCTTGTCGTATTGTTGTTACCTGTTTTAGGTATGCTTTACATGGATGTATTGCAAGCAAAGCATGAAGCAAAACAACAGCAGGAAAAAGTGCAAAAGGTGATTAAAGAACTTGAAAGAGAGAGGCAAAAATGAACATTTATTGTATTTGGGGCTTATCTATCCTTTTGGTGCTGTTAGTTGGCTGTGATGACCGCTACCGCTATCCTTGCCAAGACCCATTAAATTGGTCTAATGTTGAATGCAAACCCCCAATTTGTACCGCTTCTGGCACTTGCCCAGAGATGTTAGTTAAACCCGAACAGGAGAAGAAATGATGGCTACCATTGGATATAAACCTAATAATCGCCTGACTGCTGATGAGATTGAGGTCAGAGTATGGGCATTCGTTATCGTAGTATTGGTGAGCATTTTGTTAGCTTCTATGGGTATGTTCCTGTACTCTGTTTCTTTTGTACAACAGCCCATGAACGGCAGTATGGCGGCTATTGATAAGGTGTACACACAGCAGATTAGCACCATCATGGTGTTCATTACTGGTGTACTTGGTGGTGTAGCTGGTAGGTCTGGTGTTAAGGCAATAGCCACAGCATCAGCTAAGGCAGAGGCCACTGACAACGATGAGCCCCCAAAGCCATGAGTTTATTTAATCCTTGGGTGCTGTTGGGCATCCTGATGGCAGTAGTTGGTTCTTTTGGTAGCGGTTATTACAAGGGTGGTGAGGATGAGAATGCTCGTCAACAACTTGAGATTGCTACCCTAAATGCTGAAGCAAGGGTAAAGGAACAAGCCCTTATAACTGTTGTTCAGACCCAATCCACCAAACTGCAAAAGGCAAATCAAGATGCAAAACTTGCTCAACAAAAACGTAATTTGGATATTGACTCTGGTGCTTTGCGGTTGCGGCTCCCTGTCAAAGCCCCCGTCTGCCCCGTACAAGCCACCGCAGATACCCCCGTTGCCAGCGGAGATAGCGTTCAAACAAGTGCCGAACTTGACGGAGAGACTGCTAAATCTCTTGTCGCCATTACAGACGATGGAGACAAAGCCATCAGGCAATTGAATGCTTGCATTGATGCTTACAACACTGTTTATGAAACATTGAACAAATCACGTTAAGATTCATGCTGTTGTCATTGATTTAGTTTAATTTCAGACAACTTCACTGGAGTTGTCATGGGCAAAACTGTTTACAGCGATCAAGAGTTTATTGAACTTTGGAAAACGTATGAATCTGCCAGTGCATTTGCTAAAGCCGTTGGCATGGATATGCGTAATATCATTAGGCGCAAAAACAACCTAGAGGCTAGATACGGCGAGCCACTAAAGTCAAAGAACAGCAAACAGCAAACTATCAAGGAAAATTCAGTCCGCAAAGAATTGGGGATTGAGAATGGCATTGTTCTGGTTTTTAGTGATGCTCACTTCTGGCCTAGCATCCATACAACGGCGTATAAAGGTCTTCTTTGGGCGATTAAAGAGTTTCAGCCAAAGGCTGTCATTGCCAATGGAGACATATTTGATGGCGCTTCTATCTCTCGCTATCCTCGTATTGGATGGGACTCTACACCTAGTGTGATACAGGAGTTGAAGGCCTGTGAATTGGCAATGGGTGAGATTGAGGAAGCTGCTAAGAAAGCAAGACACAATGTCAACCTAGTGTGGACACTTGGCAACCATGATGCTAGGTTTGAGAACCGCCTAGCTGCCAATGCACCCCAGTATGAGCAAGTCAAGGGCTTTTCCTTGAAAGACCATTTCCCTGCTTGGCATCCTTGCTGGTCTTGCTGGCCTACAGAGGAAGTAGTTGTCAAGCACCGTTGGAAGGGTGGAATTCATGCTACTCACAATAACACGGTCGGTGCGGGGGTCTCAATTTGTACGGGGCATCTACACAGCCTTAAAGTCACTCCTTATGCTGACTATAATGGCAACCGATTTGGCGTTGATACAGGCACTTTGGCTGACACTGATGGGGCTCAGTTTGTCAATTATCTTGAGGATTCGCCTACCAATTGGCGGTCAGGGTTTGCTGTACTGACATTTCACAATGGGAAATTGCTTTGGCCTGAGTTAGTCCATAAGTGGGCTGAAGGTCAAGTTGAGTTTAGGGGTAAGGTATATGACGTATGACCTTGTGGCTTATCTCAGAGCAGAAATAAAAGAACTGCATCACATTCTGCATGAAACGCAGCTTTCTTTGGCTCAGGCCAATGACAGGCTTAATAGGCGTTCTGAGCCTTTAAGCGAGGAGCGTATCTATACCCTGTATAGACGTAGTTTGGACTGGCGACAGTTGGCTAGAGACATTGAAGCAGATCACGATATTGAATAAAAAAAGGGGAGTCCTAAGACCCCCCTGTCAATAACAACTGCGACTGAATTATGCCACACGTTCCCACACAATGCCATCTTCGTCTTCTACAGTCTCTCCGATTTCGTATTCTTCGTATTCTTCGTCTTCGGCGCTTTCGTCTTCCATGACTTCTTCGTCACACTGGTAAACCCAGTCATCGGTCACGTCATAGTCAACCAACCAGTCGTGGTTCTTTTGAAATTCGATGAATTCTTGAATGATAGCGATCTTGTCGAAATCCATTGTCTCAACAGTCACTTTGTCTGAACCGAAATCCCAATCTGCAATGTCAATCTCAATCTTGTACATGATGTTCCCCTTGTTATGGCATGATCGCCAAGTAAAATGCTATCTCTAATTTGTGACAGAGACCAGCAATAATCCATCAATTTTTACAACGAAAGGTTAAAGAAATGAATTTATCAGCCAATTTTTCTTTGAAAGAACTAACGAAATCAGATACGGCTACCCGTCTTGGTATAGATAACACGCCCGATGATGAAGCTATTGACAATCTGAAGACTTTGTGCGACAAGGTGCTTCAGCCTGTTCGTGACCACTTTGGCAAGTCTGTAACTGTGAACTCAGCCTATCGCAGTCCTGAGTCCAATGCTGCTGTTGGTGGCTCTAAGACTTCAGACCATTGCAAGGGTCAAGCCGCTGATATTGAGATTGCTGGCATTGCCAATGCTGATCTTGCCCAATGGATTATGGATAATTTGGACTATACACAACTAATCCTTGAATTCTACACACAGGGTATACCCGACTCTGGTTGGGTTCATGTGTCCTATGACCCTAATAACCTCAAGAAGCAGGAATTGACTGCTGTCAAGGTGGCAGGGAAGACCCAGTATCTGAATGGACTACAGGCTTAATTAGCCTCTTGCAGAAGTGTTTGGGGACAAGGTGTTCAAAGAAGATCACTTCCCCGCACTTCTCACATAGCCATGCTTCACCTCGGTCTACAGTGGTTACTTTATTGCCACGTTGACCATTACGTCTGCCGTAGAAGGTTCTTATCTTGCGAATCATTTACCAATTTTAGCCTTTGAATAGATAAAAAAATCACGCTTTTCTGTCAACGCAATACGCTCTCTTGCGTTTTTACCAAAGGCTTGACCAGCAGCAAATTGCCTAAGTTCTTTGTCTCTTGTCCAAATACTAGGCTCTCCTCGCCAATCAAATACGTTTTTCTTAATCATCTTTACCCCATCGTTTACATAATTGCTTTATTGTTTTACTTTGCTTCTTAGGCTTTTCACACACTTCACTCACAGATTTATCTTTTGCTTTTGCCTGTAATTGTGGAGAAGTCAGAGGTTTAGGTGTATCAGGAAAGAGATTAGTCCATCCTGACACCCCCATAACTATACCGATAATAAGTCGGTCAATCATTCATTATCAACTTCGTTTTGTAGGAAATAAAGTACCCAAACAAGGATGACCCCAAAGGCAATCACTGCAAAACCGCCAAAAGCCATTAACATAAAAGTTACGAGTACATCCCACATTAGACTGCCCTCCACTCACGTTCATTACGCCCTGCTGAAGACTTAACTGTTCTGCCTGTCAACTCAATCAGGTTCATCTTCTGCAACTCGTTTAAACGCCTTGCAACCTGATTTGCCTCTAACCCGCTATGTCTGGCTATCCCATCTTTTCCAAGCGAGCCATAAGCCTTTAAACAGTCCACAATGGTGCTGAAGTGCTTTGAGGCCAAGTCTTTGGCAGCATCAGCGGCTTCATAGCTGGTTACTGGGTCGATACATCTCACCCTGTTAAATATTGGTAAATCAAAAAACTTCTTCACTTCACCACCAAAATGCGTTTTGTCTAACAAATCCATTATCAACTCCTGTTAAGTTAGTTTAATCAACACCATATCTTTTAAATTTACTTTAAAAAACTTCTCTCCACTTTCAACATATTTATTTTTTGATTCTTGTAAGTCTGATGCCAAGACTCTTTTTGCTGTGCAAATAAAAGCCATTGAACCATTCTTGTTAACCGAAATGAAATACGTCTTCATGTTGTTTATCAATAATTTTCTTTTTCTCTCTGGAACATTTAGTGTGTCAAAAGGAAATAAATCTGTCTTCCATGAATTCCTTACCTCAACTTCAACATAACCTATCTTCTTGTTATCCTTGTAAGCGACCAAATCCACACCATAAATGTCTTCATTTTCTACAAGTTTTATCTTGTAGTGCTTATCAAACAATGCAATAACTTTGTCTTTTCCAAATTTATCGTACTGTTCGTGTAAGTTTTTATCGAACTTTTTATCCATGTTAGTGTGTACTTACTTACAAATGCAGTCTCTCCCGCTGTCACCACCTCTGTATATTCACCCTGTGGTTAGATTTGTGCCTTGGAAGGCTGTGTCGACTGTCTGCAATTGACTAATAAGGGGAATTGCAGACAAACACATATACAAGATGCAATTCTCTCACCCCTTAATTCTGTAAAACATCAAAATGGAATATCTTCATCCATGTCTTCAATGGAAGACTTACTCTTTGGTGAGGAAGTGTTCATTTCTTCTTTAGGGCTTACTGCTAACCCCATGAACTTTCCTGTTTTGCCTTCTTTAATCCAAGCTGACAGCCAGTAGGGTTTGCCATTGACTGTAATGTTCCCTTTGTAATCGGGATGATTTGGTGTTTTTTTGTCTTGCTCTTTAAAAAGTACACCTGAGTTATCACGCTGTTCCATGTTTAAACCTTTATTTCATTGAGTTTTTTAACTTTGTCATCCACTTCTGAGAGAAACTGGATAACCTCTTGTTCGAGTTCTGCAATATACCTATCATTGCGCTCGATTCTTTTGACAAACAAATGTAAGTGTTCAGGCATTCGTGGGTCGAAACTCACAAAGTCGCACCAACTTCTGTTTGTACACGCCATTTGCCATTGCATTTGGTCGTAATACTTTTTTGCTGGCTCATCACCAAGTAGTGTGTCAATGTGGGTTGCTGTATTGGGACACTTAATCTCTAAGCATCCATCATCACCCACCAAGCCATCAGGAGAGGCAGCAGACATGGTAATGCGTGGATGGTCAATAGCACCTACCTGATCTACCATATTGCCTGATTTAGCCTCGTATGCGGCTCTAGCAAAGGGTTCATTCTCAATACCCCATTCCATAGCCGCATTGGTGTATGACTCTGCTACTTGGTTTGTCATACGCTCGACTACCAGTTGCGCCATGTAGTTAGCCCTGCTGGTGCTGTAGCCTGTCTTTGTTTTGGCAACAATGTCAGAGATACGAGAAGCAGTAGCTTTGCCGCAACGCTGTGC